GAATATTCAAAAGAAGTATTAGAACAACAATTTGAAAAAGACTTCCTTGTCTATCTTCATGCAGCAGAACGATATATCGGTGATTGTGAAGTTCCAAAAGTTATTAAGGATTGTGTTATAGAGATTGCTTACAATATTGGTGAGCCTAAATTATTCCAATTTGTAAAAATGCGTCAAGCTATGCAAGATGCAGACTTCTTAGAAATGGCAAATCAGTTAAGAGATAGTCGTTTGTATAGAACACTTACCTCAAGATATGAACCAATGGTTAAACTAATAGAGGAGGCTTAGTATGTGGACAATGTTGTTAAAACCCTTAATTGGTGTAGCTGGTGATGCAGTAAAAGGTTTTGTTGAAACTAAAAAAATTAAAAGTGAAACAAAAATAGCTGAGATAAAAGCTGAGAAAAAAAGATTAGAAGATATTGCAACTGGTAAAATAAAGTGGGAACAAAGTGCAGTAGAACAGATGAAAGGAAGCTGGAAAGATGAGTTTGTACTTCTTGCCCTAATGATACCAGCAATTTGTGTTTTTATTGGGCCTTTACGACCACATATACGAGAAGGTTTTGAGGTTCTTGAAACTTTACCTGAATACTACACCCATCTATTGTATCTAGCGTGCTCTGTTAGTCTAGGAGTGAGAGTTGCACCAGGTATAAAAGGTCTATTAAAGAAATGAGTACTCTAAAGGAAGTAGAGTCACAGTTAAGAAAAACTAAAAAAGAACTTAGAGAAGTTAAAAAAGAAAACGAAGAACTTAAACTTAGAGAAAAGTTTTACCAAGATAGATTAGAAATAGCACATGAAAAAAACGCTATATTAAGAGAAGAGAAGCGTAACATAACTGTTGATGATGTAATTGCATTTCAAAAAGTTAAAGCTGATTATGCTTCATCACAAGATCAATCTCTTGCAGAACAGTTAGAAAAACAAGAAAAAGTAGAATTCGACTCAAAAGGTATTGCACATGAGAAAAGAACACAAGAACCCTAAAGGTGGTCTATCTGCAAAAGGTAGAGCATATTTTAAAAAAAAAGAAGGATTAAATTTAAAACCACCTGTTAAGTCAGGCGATAATCCTAGACGAGCAAGTTTCCTAGCAAGAATGGGTGCAAGTAAGGGCCCAGATTATGTAATAAAAGATGGCAAGAAAGTTCCAAGTCGTAAGTTACTGAGTTTACGCAAATGGGGAGCTTCAAGTTCAGCAGATGCTAAACGCAAAGCAAAAGCTATATCTGAAAGAAACAAAAAGAAAAAGTAATTTGAGATCAATTAAAGAAGATATCAGTCTATGGTCAAAGACTGTTATTGAGAAACCAAATAAGCATTTAGGTAACTTCGCTGTGTGTCCTTATGCTCGTGGATGCAGGAACAATAAACAATTTAAAATAGAAGAAGTACACGAAGCAAAACTATTACTACCAACTGTAGTAGATTGGGCAAATAAATTAAAAAGAACTAAATATAGAATAGCTATTATAGGTTGTTCTGATTTATCGATAACAGCAACAGAATTAGACTCTAATGTTGAAGCCTTAAATTTTGTATATATGCCAAAAGATGTTTACCTAATGGCATCACACCCTGAAACTGGAGAAGAAAATATAGACTTTCTTTACGATCATGGTTTTGACACAGACAATAATTTTCTAATGGTGTTGATACAAAGATATCAAGACCTAGAAAACGCTTCTCAAAAACTAAAAAAAGTAGGTTACTACAAGTATTGGGAAGCAGACTACTACAAAGAAACAGTCGAACATCGACACAATTTACAAAGGAGAATAGATATGCGTGGAATGAAAAAAACAGCTAAAAAAGTAAATGGTAAGAAAAATCCTATGCTTACTAAGGCTAAGAAAACAAAAAAGAAAAAGAAGTAATGCCTAGAAAACTATCAAAAAAACAGATGAAGATTGCTAGAATTGCAGGTAATCCAAAAAAGATAGATGCTGCTGACTTCAAAAAACTTAGTAAAAAGAAGAAGAAAAAATAATGGCAAAAAAAAGCACAGTAAATAAATCTGGTAATTACACAAAACCAACACTAAGAAAGAGGCTATTCAATCAGATCAAATCTAGTTCAGTTCAAGGAACTGCTGCTGGTAAATGGTCTGCTTGATTACCCCTCGGCTCTAGAGTTGAGGGGGTATTGTAAGAAAGGCACAGTTGTTGGCAAAAAAATATAAAGCTGCTGGTGGGGGTTATAAGTAATGGCCTTGAAAAGTCCACAAAGAAGCCTCAAGAAGTGGGGTAAACAAAAGTGGAGAACAAAGTCAGGTAAGCCATCATCTAAAACAGGTGAAAGATATTTGCCAGAAAAAGTTATAAAAAAATTAAGTTCCTCCGAATATGCTGCTTCTACAAGAAAGAAGAGAAAAGTCGGTGGTACAGGCAGAAATGCCAAGTATTCTAAAAAAATCGCAAGATTGGTAAGAAATGCCTAATGAAGATTTTGATAAGGTTATTGTTGAATGGAAAGACGCTTATGAAATGGAGTCAGGTTGGCAGACTATTGAAGAGGCGATCAAGATTAGACCTCCCACGATCTTTAGTATGGGTTATGTTCTTAAAGAAGAGAAAGAATATATTATACTAGCTGGTGATGTAGGTAGAAAAGGTGACTCTGATTGTGGAAGAGTCCAGGTTATACCAAAATCGTGGGTTAAGAGGGTAAAATTAATTGATAAATCATAAAGGGGTGTCGTTAAACACCCCTTGTAAAGCTATTTAAATGGAAAAAATAATGGACTTAATCGCCTTAAAATCCATATGTTAAGTCTTTTTCTAGGTTTGTAACTCTTAATGAGTTTTCTATTAAACTCTGGAGTATCTTCAATAATACAAGTAAACATTATGCAACCTCCTTCTCTTTAACCTTCCAAGGCTTTAGTGAGGTAAAAATTATGACTCCTTTATGTTTTATTTCGTCATAATCTTTTTGAGTTAATATGAGTTGTTTTTTTTCTTTATATTTAAACTGCCAATAAGTCATAGTCTCTCCTTAAAAAAGGCCAAACAAGGTGTACAGAAATTACACGCTTTTTTATGTTATTAACTGTAAACCTTTGTTTAGCATTACCCAAAAGAACAAGTTTTTGTCGATTTTTGTTCATTATGGTATGAAAGTACTCTATTGGTAATGATAGGTCAACAACTGTTTTACGCTGATAATTAAAGGTTTTTTTATTATTTTTTAAATGTGATCGCATTTTACACCTGTTTTATAAACTATTGATAAGATTCTGTTTTCTTTTCTTATCTACTTTTGCATAGTTATAAACCATAGTTTCAGACTTCCATCCACCTACTGACATAATATCATTTGTTGATGCACCTTTATTAGAAAGTTCTGATGCAAATGTATGTCGAAGTGAGTGTCTTTTTTTGTTTTGATCTACATTAGCAAAACTTAACATCTTTCTCCATCTTGGTATCAGACCATGTATCGTATTCTTTTGTTGTCCAACAAACCTCCAAGAAAATAAAAATCCTTCTCTGTTATTAATTCTTTGTAACCAATGCCATAATGAAATCTCAGCTTCGTTGTCATTTCTTTGTATAGGTATGTTCCTCCAAGACTGAGTTTTATTTTCAAAAATATTTAATTCATTATTATCCAGGTCAATCATAGGTCGATTATTAGGATCTAGTCTAGCAAAATTCATATCAAGAGCTTCTTGTATTCTAGCACCAGTTCTATAAAGAAATATCAATAACAATTTTATTTCATTGTCAGAGTGTTCCATACATCTAAGTATCTCTTCTTTAGTCCAAACATACTTATCTTTATCTCTCATTGATATTTGTGGGAGTTGTTTTACTTTATAAGGCTTACACCAATTATTTTCTGCTGCAAAACTTATTAACCTACTTAATGGTCTAATAACAGTTGTATTGATAGTATTATACTTTGAAGATAATACTTTTCTTTCTTGTAAAGGTATTGATGTAAATTTTTTTCCTTTATATCTTTTAATAAGATCACCAATTTCAGTTCCTACTGGATATCTTAGGTGTATTAATTCTTCTTTCTTTTGATTAGTTATGTCCTCTAATAGTAAATTACCAATACAATTTGCATTCTTCTCAAAAAAAGGCCTTCTTGCATCACTTGGGCATTGATCTAAACTATTTAATAATTTTTCAGTAGCCTCTTTTATAGTGATTTTTTTTATAGTTACTCCTAAATTTAACTTTTCTTGAAATTTCCATAAAAAATCTTCAGCTTCTTTTTTATTTATTTTACCAGTAGATACACTATTAATTGTGTAAACCTTATCTGGTGTTTTGTAAGTTCCTCTAATATACCAATATTTTGATCTATTATCTTTTCTTTTAGTTATTTTAAGCATAGTGTTTTAATCCTCTCTATATCTTGCTTTGTAAAGACTCTTTTGCTTCCAAAGTATCGATTAAAACATTGCTCTTTTGGGTGTTTAGAAGATAACTCATCTAGAGTCATTTTAAAAGACCTTTCTGATTTAGCCTTGAA